GTTAGTCCTGGCCTTTAGGTCGCGGAGCAAACATGGATTTCCATGAGTGCAACGTACCTTTAGAATAGGGATCTACCTTAACACCGCGAAAGCGGCGCAAAGGGTATCCCGGTACCTCAGTTTCCGGAGCATAGAGCTCCGGCGGTATACTTGTCGTTACTCTGTTCGAGTAACGCGTAGCTCTGTGTTCTTCAACACGGAAGCCGACTGCGTCTTTCACGCATTCGTCATCGAGCCCTGCTTCTTTCAAAGCAGTTCTTATACGGCTCGTTCTACAATCGATCGAAGTTGGTGAAGATTTCTCTTCATTCAGCTTTTCACGTTCAAGCATTGCATCAATAATATCATCAGTCAGTCTATCGTCAAACGATAAACCGTCAGGATTCCAACCGTTCCCAAAAGGAGCGGGTAAGGACAGTACCCTATCGATCAATTTACGATCTTTAGGAAATACTGCAGACAAACCAGGATACCACCAAGAACAAATGTCTAAGACATTATCCTTCGTGAATTCCTTCCATTTAGGGACCCAAAAGGACCCTTGTGGTGTGTAAGTCTTCCCAGCAAACTGCCCTACCTCCGAAGAGGAGAAGGTTTTTGCTGTTGATATTTTGATATCTACCGTTGATAGCCATTTCTTATATCTCACGGCTAAATCATCATCTAGTATGATGACATCGTCACCGAGAACAAAGAATTTCTGGTCCCATCTTCCTTCATTAAGGGAGAACAGCACCAGTCCGTGGGTTAACGCGAATAAAGGAAAAGATGGTCCTAAACCTAAGGGTTGCCCCTTAGACCAGGTTAATTTTCGGAGATTTCTTCCGCCATCCATTTGCCAGTAGCCGCGTTCCACGGTGTCTATCAATAAACCCACCACATCCCGTGTATACGGGTCACGTGTATTAATCACCATGTTGAGGACTGATTTCTGATACTCCCAAGGGAAATTATCAGTAGCCTTCGACATGTCCACGGTATGGACAGTCCTTCCAGCCCTCATGGCTGATATAATGAAACCATCAGCCTTTTGTTGA